GAGGCGTCGTTGTATGAAAATAATTGTTTTGTTACGTTAACGTATAACGATGACCATCTTCCTATGGATGGTTCGTTGGACTATGTTGATTTTCAGTTGTTTATGAAGCGTTTGCGCAAGCGTTTTCGCGGTAGCAAGATTCGTTTTTATATGTGTGGTGAATATGGAGAGAAGGACGCACGTCCGCATTTCCATGTGATTTTGTTTAATTTTGATTTTGAGGATCGGACTCTCTGGAAGAAGTCCGGTTCTGGTGAGATGATTTATCGTTCGGCAGCACTCGAAGAGTTGTGGCCGTTTGGTTTTTCTTCTATTGGTAACGTTACTATGCAGTCCGCAGGATATGTAGCTAGGTACGTTATGAAGAAGATGACAGGCGATTTTGCTAAGAAGTGGTATGAGAGGGTAAACCCTCATACCGGCGAGTTAACTCGCCTTAAGCCTGAGTTTAATAAGATGAGTTTAAAGCCTGGTATCGCCCAGGCGTGGTTTGATAAGCATTGGAAGGATGTTTATCCTGAAGATGCTGTTGTGTTGGAAGGTGGGCGCAGAATGCGTCCCCCTAAGTTTTATGACTTGAAGTATGAGAAGTTAGACCCATTTGGGTTTGAGGATTTGAAGTTTAAGCGTTATGAGCGGGCTACCGCTAATGCGCGTGATGACAGTCCTGAAAGGCTGGCAGTCAAGGAGGAAGTCCTTGCTGCTTCTATTCGTAAGTTGGAAAGGAATATATGAAGCAAGTTATTTGTGCAGTCCGTGATTCGGCTGCTGATGTTTTTGGTCGCCCTTATTTTGTGCCTACAGCTGGGGTGGCTATTCGTTCGTTTACGGACGAGGTTAATCGTTCATCGGACGATAACCAGTTTTACAAGCATCCTAAGGATTTTGCATTGTATGAGTTGGGTGTGTATGATGACAACACGGCGATGGTGGAAACCCACGCGCAGCCGAAGCTGCTGATTAATGCTGATCAGTGTTTGTTGACCTAATGAGGCCTCTGGCCTCGGGAGAGGCCAGATGGCTAAGAATTTTCGGAATAAGTCGGTTAGTACTCATAAGTTTGCTATGACCCCCCGCGCGGATATACCGCGCAGCAGTTTTCAGATACAAACTGCGCATAAGACCACGTTCGATAGTGGTTATTTGGTACCCGTCTACTGTGATGAGGTTCTTCCCGGTGATACATTCAACGTGAAGATGACGGCTTTTGCCCGTCTGGCTACGCCTTTGTTTCCAGTCATGGATAACATGTATTTGGATTCGTTCTTTTTCTTTGTACCCAATCGCTTAGTTTGGGACAATTGGCAGAAGTTTATGGGGGAGCAAGTCGACCCCGGAGATTCTATAAGTTATGTTATTCCGCAGACTGTTACGCCAGCAGGCGGATATGCTATTGGTTCAATTCAAGATTATTTGGCACTGCCTACTGTCGGCCAAGTTACGCCAGGTGAGACAGTTACGCACTCGGCTCTGCCGTTGCGTTCTTTGAATTTGATTTATAACGAATGGTTCCGTGATGAGAATTTACAGGATTCACTAACGGTTAACCGTGGTGATGGTCCTGATTTGTACACGGACTATTCGTTGTTTCGTCGCGGTAAGCGACATGATTATTTTACGTCCGCACTACCTTGGCCTCAAAAGGGTGATGCGGTTACGTTGCCTTTAGGCAGTTCTGCCCCCGTTGGTATTACGGCTGCCAAGTCCGGTACTGGTACCGCTCCACTTGGAATTTTTTACGGTGGCGGTACAGAAGAGGGGCAGATGTATGCTGCTTCGAACCAGAGCGTTCACAACAGTTCGGCTACTGGTGCAGCTGAGGATTATCAGTTATTTGCAGATTTATCGTCGGCTACAGCCGCAACGATTAATCAGTTGCGCGAGAGTTTTCAGATTCAACGTTTACTTGAAAGGGACGCTCGTGGCGGTACTCGTTATACTGAAATTATTCGGTCACATTTTGGCGTCATCAGCCCTGATGCTCGCTTACAGCGTCCTGAGTATCTTGGTGGTGGTTCCACTCCTGTCAATATCAGTCCTATTGCCCAGACGAGCGCAACAGCGACTGGCGCTAGCGCTACGCCGTTGGGCAATTTGGCAGCCATGGGAACAGCACTTGCTATGGGCCACGGTTTTACTCAGAGTTTCGTGGAGCATGGACATGTAATAGGTTTAGTTGCTGTTCGCGCCGACCTCACGTATCAGCAGGGTCTGCGTAAGATGTGGTCACGGCGCACTCGATATGATTTTTATTTCCCGGTGTTCGCTCATTTAGGCGAACAAGCGGTTCTCAATAAGGAGATTTACACGACTGGTACGTCTACAGACGATGATGTTTTTGGGTATCAAGAGCGTTGGGCCGAGTATCGGTACCATCCTAGCCAGATTACGTCACTGTTCCGGAGCACAGCGGCAGGAACGTTAGACGCTTGGCATTTGGCTCAGAACTTTAGTTCGTTGCCAACGCTCAATACTTCGTTTATTCAGGATACCCCTCCAGTTGATCGTGTAGTTGCTATTGGTTCGGAAGCGAATGGACAGCAGTTCATTTTTGATTCGTTTTTTGATATTAAGGCAGCGCGTCCGATGCCGTTGTATTCAGTTCCTGGTCTTATTGACCATTTTTAAGGGGGCTCGTAATGTTTGAAGCTATTGGTAAAGCATTAGGGGGTGTAACCCCCAACACGCTGTTTTCCGGTATTACTAGTGTTTTAGGTGGTTCCTCTGCTAATCAGCAGAGGGATTACCAGGCACGGCGCCAGATGGCGTTTCAAGAGGATATGTCTAATACGTCTTATCAGCGTGCTATGGCGGATATGAAGGCAGCAGGCCTTAATCCGATGCTTGCATCGAAGGTAGGGGGTGCAAGCACCCCCTCAGGTGCTATGGCACAGATGTCAGACGTTATTAGTCCTGCCGTGATGGCAGGTACGTCTGCTTATAGCGCGAAGATGGCAGGCGCCAAGACTGAGCAAGATATCGAGTTAAGTAAGGATCAGCAACAGCAGGTGAAAGCCGGCGTTACTAAGATTAAAGCTGAAACTAAAAATTTGGGTGCCCAATATTTGGTTATTCATCGTACTGCGTACAATTTATTGGCTCAGGGTACCTTGCTTAGCCAGCAAGGGAGTAATGCCCGGGAAACGGGCAAGATTCTGAGTGAGGAGCTTAAGATTTTGAAGAACGATAAAGTTCTTTCTGATGCTGATGTTAAGGTTGTTGTTGATACGATGGCAGCAGGTAAGTTTGGAAAGGCTCTCAAGCCTATTTTTGATGTCATTCGTTTGTTGATGAGGAAATGATATGTTTACACGTTCGCCGTTTAATTACGACCGTAATGAGGCTTCTAATATAAGCGCAGTGGCGTTTCCGGAGGAAACCCTTGCGCAACAGCATTTTAAAGAGCAGTGCGATATCAATCGCATCGTTGCTCAGTATGCGAAGACGGGTCTGGTTCCCCAGTCCCCTGCCACACCGATGGCAGAGGATTTTGTCGGTATTACCGACTATCACACGGCGATGAATGTTATTCGCCGTGGAGATGAAGCGTTTAGTTCACTAAGCGCTGATGTAAGAGAAAAGTTTAAAAACGACGCAGGTCGTTTTGTTGACTTTTGCCTCGATCCAGGTAACCTGGACGAGGTGATCGCGTTGGGGTTAGCACCCCAGCGAGCAGCGGTGGAGGCAGCGCCTCCGCCTGTTTTGACCGGTGGCGAGAGCCAAGAACAATAGAGCTACTTGATCTCTATTGTTCTAGGTGACACCGCTACCATTTAGGAGTTAAGATTATGAAAACCTCGTATCGTCGTAAAGTTAATAAAAGCCGGTCGTCCAAATCGTTCCGCAAGAACATGGGCAAGACCAAAGGCGCTAATCTTCGCAACGCTCCCATGCGTGGCGGATATAGACTGTAAGTTTTAACCACCCCCGAAAGGGGGCAGGAGTTTATTATGGGTTGTTTTCATCCCTTGTCCGCGCAGCGGCTTGATGATGGTTCGGTGTCTTTTTCAGCACCTAAAGGTGCTGGTGACTCCCTGACGCTCCCTTGTGGGCGTTGTATAGGGTGTCGTATTGACCGCTC